GAGCAGGACGATCCGTTGGCGCAGTCCTTCTTTATCGGAGGAGAAAATGCCAAGACCGGTGTATTTGTTACCTCCGCAAGTCTTTACTTTAAGACTGGATCAGAAACAGAATCTTGTTTTGTCCAACTAAGACCGATGGTAAATGGATTACCTTCACATGAAGTATATCCAATGTCCCATATGGTTCTTCAAGGTGCTGATGTTCAACTTTCAGATGATGCTACTATCCCAACTGTTGTTACATTCCCATCACCAATTTATTTGGAAGGAAATAAAGAACATTGTATTGTAGTTGGATCTAGATCCACTGCTTTCAATCTTTGGGTTTCTAGATTAGGTGAAGTTGATGTTGGTAATCTGGAGTTGCCAGAATCTGAGCAAGTTCCTATTACAAAGCAAGCAACACTTGGTTCACTGTTTAAATCTCAGAACAGTTATACCTGGACACCAAGTCAGTATGAAGATCTGAAGTATTCTCTCAACAGAGCAGAATTTACAGATAGAGGATCAGTTAGTTTCTTTAACCCAGATCTATCAAGAGGAAATGGGCAAGTTGCTCTCTTAAGAAAAGATGCTCTTATATCATCTTCTAGACAAGTTGTTGTTGGACTTGGAACCACTGCTAATGGATTTGGTACTGAAATTGTACCTGGAAATACCGTTATACAAGATGATTCTACTGCAACAGGTAACTTTGTAATGGGTCTCGGTATTGCTACTGGAAATCTAACAATAGTAAATGCAGGATTAGGTTTAACACCAGGAACTGGTTTCTTCAATTACGAAAATGTTATTCTAACTAGACTAACTGGTAGAGGAGAAAATGCACTTGCAGATGTTCATGTCAATAATGGTGTAGCAGTTGCTGCAACTATTACATTCGGTGGTAATGGATTTAAAGTTGGTGATGTTGTAACTGGAAATCTTGGTGAAGGAGTTGGTAGAAATCTACAACTATCAATTGCTCAAATTCATGGAATCAATGAAATTGTTGTTGATCAAGTTCAAGGTAATTTCCTTGCTGGTGCTGGAAAGACACTTCGTTATATCAATTCTGCTGGTGTAACCTCAGAATTTAGTGAAAATAGCAGTGTAACTCTTGATACAACTCCTAGAGTACTCAGTGACGGTTTACACATAAAAGTAAATCATCTTAATCATGGTATGCATTCTCCAACTAACCAAGTTTCTATTACCGATGTTACTTCTGACATCCCATCTGCGGGTCTAGAAATTAATATCAATGATACTCAAACAGTGGATCTTGAACTAGGTGATGCATTCCGTTATGATACATTTGAAGGTGTCGGAATTGGAACAACTAATCCTGGTTATGTCAAGATTGATAATGAAATTGTTGGATACACAAGCATAACTGGAAATGTCTTAAGTGGTTTAACAAGAGGTGTTGATAACACAATTCCAACTGGACATGAAAGTGGAACATTAGTTATGAAGTATGAAGCTTGTGGAGTTTCTCTAAGAAGAATCAACAGGGTTCATGATCTTCAAGATTCTCAAGTTGATGAATCATTTGGATTAGATCATTACAATGTAAGAATTGATATGAGTGCCGAAACTGGTGTTGATAGAACTTCCACAACTAATTTCTCAGAGTTGTTCTTGAATGAAACAAAATCATTCGGTGGAGTTGGAATTCAAGCATCACAGAACATTAGTTATGAAATCATGAAACCAATTGTGTCTACTATGACTCTTCAGAAAACTAATGTTTCTGCTAGAGCAAGAACAGTAAGTTCTAGTAGTGTAAGTGGAAATGAAGTTGCATTCGTTGATCAAGGATATGAGCAAATTTCATTGGATAAGGATAACTATTTCGATACTCCGAGATTGGTTGCATCTAATGTTAATGCTGATAATCTTCTCACAACTCTTCCTGGACAAAAGTCCTTTGAAATTGAACTAACACTAGACACTTATGATAGTAGATTAACACCAATTGTTGACTTGGATAGAGTCGGTGCAATCTTTGTTTCTAACAGAGTTAATGAAGTAATTACTGATTATTCATCTGATAGAAGAACTGCTTCAATTAAGGATGATCCAAATGCGTTCATTTATGCAACTAAACCAATTGAGTTGGAAATTCCAGCAAATAACATAAGAGTTCTTGCTGCTGCTTATATTAATAATTTCTCTGATATTCGTGCATTCTATGCAATTACCAATAATCCAGATGAAGAGTTAATTTATTATCCCTTCCCAGGATTTGGTAATCTACTAGAAAGTGGTCAGATTATTGACTTTAATAAGAATGATGGATCTTCAGACTCCTTTGTTTCACCTGTTGATACTAAAGGATTTGAATCAGTATCCTTGTCATTCAAAGATTATGAATTTACCATTGAAAACTTACCATCATTCAAGTTCTTCAGTGTGAAGATGGTGGCAACATCTAGAACTCAGTGTTATCCACCAAGAATCCGTGATTTCCGAGCAATTGCATTTGCATAATATGAAAAAAGTAAAAGTTGAAAATAATCAGAATCTCTACCGAGATTCTGATACTAATGCAATCATCAACACCAACAAAACTGAATATAAAAACTATATGAATTCATTGAAGCATAGGAGAAAAGAAATCTCAAAAATACAACAACTTGAAGATGATGTTAGTTCAGTCAAACATGATCTTCAAGAAATCAAGGATTTATTAAGATGTCTAATCAAAGAATAACATTCAATCCTCAAGTAAATGTTCCTTATGGAGTAAATCTGACTATTTTTCCTGGATCAGATTTTCAAGCAAATTTTAGTGCCTATGATATTAATAGTGGAAGATTTAATTTTAACTCTTGGTCTGGATCATCTCAATTAGCAAAAAGTGTATCCATTGGTTCGTCAATGTATGCACAAGGAACATTTGATTTTAGTTTTACAAGTGCATCAAATGGTGAATTTAAAATTGCCATGGGATCAACAGAAACTAGAAACCTTAAGGAAGGTAGATATTACTATGATGTTTTAGTAAGTTCTGGAACTACTGTATATAAAATTGTAGATGGTAATATTTTAATTAGACCAGGTATTTCCTCTGCCCCATAAATAATTTTAAAGTCAAAATAAAATGGCACAACCAGCATCTAGACAAGATTTAATTGATTATGTTAAAAGGCAGTTAGGTGCTCCTGTGTTGGAAATCAACGTTGCAGATGAGCAACTAGATGATTTAGTTGATGATGCTTTGCAATATTTTCATGAAAGACATTTTGATGGTGTCATAAGAACGTATTTAAAATATAAAATAACACAGGATGATATTGATAGGGGAAGATCCAGAGCTAGTTCAACAGTTTCTGGAATTACTACAGAGACTGTTACTCAAACTGTAGGGTCAACTACATCATTTGCTTTTGAAGAAAATTCAAATTATTTACCAGTCCCACCCTCTGTTACTGGCGTAAACAAAATTTTTAGAATTCAATCATCATCTGCAACCAGTGGATCGATGTTTAGTGTTAAATATCAATTATTTTTAAATGATCTCTACTATTGGGATTCGATTGATCTTTTACAATATACAATGGTTCAGACAAAATTATCTGACATTGATTACCTATTAAATCCATTAAAACATTTTAGATTTAATCAAAGACAAGATCGTCTTTATATTGATATGGACTGGGGTACTCTGAGTCCTGATGATTATCTGGTTATTGATGCTTGGAGATTATTAGATCCAAATTCATATTCTCAAGTTTGGAATGATTCTTTCTTAAAACTTTATCTAACTGCTCTTGTTAAAAGGCAATGGGGTCAAAATCTTATGAAATTCCAGGGTGTAAAACTACCTGGTGGTGTAGAACTTAATGGTCGTCAAATGTATGATGATGCAGAAAAAGAACTAGAAAGAATTAGAGAGAAGATGTCATCTACTTATGAACTTCCACCTCTAGACATGATTGGTTGATAAAATGTTAAATCCGTATTTTCAACAAGGTTCACGCAGTGAACAAAATTTAGTTCAAGATTTAATTAATGAACAATTGAGGATGTATGGTGTTGAAGTATACTATATTCCTCGACAATATCTTACTAAAACAACCGTAATAGAAGAAGTAATTCAATCAGAATTTAATAATGCATATCCCATAGAAGCATATGTCAATAATTATGATGGATATGATGGACAAGGAACAATATTATCTAAATTTGGTATTCAAGATCTAGATGATTTGACATTAATTATATCAAGAGATAGGTACGAAAACTATATTACACCTTTAATTAAAGATCTTCCAAATATTGAATTAGCAACTAGACCAAAAGAAGGTGATCTAATTTATTTCCCATTTGGTGATAGATTATTTGAGATTAAATTTGTTGAGCATGAGCAACCCTTTTATCAACTCCAGAAAAATTATGTTTATGAATTGAGGTGTGAACTCTTCAGATATTCCTCAGAGGTTGTTAATACTGGTGTAGAAGAGATTGATGATAATCTCAAAGATCAAGGATATATTCAAACATATAGAGTATCTGGTATTGGACAAACTGCTGCTGCATTTACCGGTATTGTAAATGGAGCCCTATCACTATTTACATTCTCAGATAAAGGATATGGATTTAATGCTCCTGTAACCTTAGGGTTATCTACAGCTCCTAGTGATGGTGTGAATGCAGTTGGTGTTGTCACTGGAAGAACTACATTTGGTTCTGGTGGAGATCAATTCCTTGCTATACAAGGTGTTGAATTAGTCAATCCTGGAGCAGGTTATACAGTTGCCCCATTAGTTACATTTACAGGGAAAACAACTGGTGTTGGTGCTGCGGCAACTGTTGGAATTATTGATGAGGGTGCTGTTGGTATTGTAACTATAACTGATATTGGATCAAACTATGTCGAAGAACCAACTGTAACATTCTCTTCACCACCTGGAGCAGGAACCACTGCAACTGGTAGAGCAATTATATCTTCCAGCAATACCATTTCCGTAGTAAGAATTACTAATCCTGGTTCTGGATATACTGTTGCACCGTCAATTACTTTTGGTCAACCAAATGAAATTGGAAGTGGTAATTTTGAATTTAATGAGACTGTAACAGGATCTTCAGGAAATACTGGTATTGTTAAATCTTGGAATGTTGGCACGAAAGATCTAAGACTTTCAAACTTAACTGGAGATTTTATCAATGGAGAAGTTATTACTGGAGAAAATTCTGGAGCACAACACAGAATTGTAATACTAAATACTATCACAGATAATCCATTGATTTCTGACAATACTTATAATATTCCTGAAGAATCTTCTACGACTGAAGAAACAAATCCATCAGGTTCTTATGATGAAAATGATAGAATTCAATCTGAAGGAGATGATATTTTAGATTTCACAGAGAAAAACCC